CCGCTGAGGAACTGCAGCCCGAATATAGAATTATATCAAAGTCTACTAAAGAGAGTGCCGGAAAATTACAGCCCTTTTAAGGTGACGCACTACAAACACAATTTAAACACGGGTAAATTTGAAGAGGTACCCGGCTAAAAAAAATAGTTAGCAGCAAATTTTATGAGGGCTTCGGCCCTCTTTTTTTGTGCTTTGTTTTTTCTATCTGTTTAGGTGAAAAGGGGAGGAAATGAAGCCAGGGGAGGAGGGACATTCCACCAGGCGCACAAAGCAAAAATATTTCCGAAATTTCAGAAATACTGATCCGGCCGCGGTTATGTTGTTTGGTTCCTTTTCCGGCTGCTGGCATACTTTTCCCGGCTGCTGGTTCCGGCCTTTGCTTAATTCAGGTACCCGCGCAGAAGTGGAGGAGGACTCCCTATTTCCCCCATATTCACTGCCAGACCCCACACAACACAAGTTGAAACAATCAAACAAGTTCATTTTCGTTCATTTTTCAAAAATTCCAAAAAATCTCCCATTGGATATTTTATGAATATATTTAGAGTGATGATATATGAAATATAATATATATATTATGATGACTAATATATCTGAGTTTACGAAGATATATTAGTATGAATAATATATTTATTATATTGAATATAGAAGAACGATAAATATATGAATAAAATATCCTTATATAGGGGCAAGAAAAAAAACAACTTTTCAATTTCGTGTTTATTTGCAAAACCGCTATTTTTGGCTCATGGTTGTATGTTTACTTTATACTTCTGCCAACACGGGTTCGGCATTTTATAGGTTAGAGATGCCTCATACTCGTATGATTGAGGTTTCCCCTAATATTTCGGTGGTTTCTACCGATAATGTAGACCTTTTAACTCCGCAGGAGCTTTCCATTATAGACCTTTTTATTGTTTCGAGGAGTTTTGCCTCGAATATAGACGAGATGAAAACTCGACTTGCCCTAATGAAGTCATTTGGCGCTGGCGTTATACTCGATATTGACGACTACTGGCATTTAGGAACTGGGCATAGCTTTTATAGGCACTATTTAGACAACAATCTGCCTCAGCTCGTAGCAGCGCATATAAGACATTCTGATGCCGTTATTGCCACAACTACCTATTTGGCAAAAGAGTGTCTTAAATTGAATAAAAACGTTGAAATACTGCCTAATATACCTTACCCTCATCTGTTTGAGCAGTTCGAATCGAAATCCGTTGATAAACCCCTCTTTTCGGTGGGGTACTTCGGGGCTGCTCAGCACGAGGAGGATGTGGAGATACTCCGCATTTCGATGGGCAAACTTGCCCATGACCAGGATTTGGATGGCAGGTACAACCTCTACTTAGCGGGATGGAACGATAATCCTGTTTATAAAGCCTATGAGAATATTTTTAGCTCTAACCTCTATAACATAAATTACAAGAGAATAGCTGCTGCCGACATATATTCTTACATCGGTGGCTACAACTTCGTTGATGTTTCCTTAGCACCTTTAAGAAAGACCAAGTTTAACTCCTACAAGTCTGAACTCAAAGTATCTGAGGCTGCCATTATGGGTAAAGCCATTATTGCCTCTGACATCCCAATGTATGCCGACTGTATTGAGGATGGTGTTCACGGGTTTCTCATCCCTGAGCATAAGCACTCTTTATGGTACAAGAGGATTAGGCAGCTCATAAACGAGCCTGGGCTTGCACAGGAACTCGCATCCAATCTGAAGGCTCGGATGGCTGAATACCTAAATGCTAAGCAAAACGAAAATAAAAGAATAAATATGTATAAAAGTTTTTCGAGAAAGAAATAGCCTTATATTTGCAGGTAGTCTCACTTGGGTTGTGAGAGTTTAGGTGTTTAGAGAATAGGGGGAGCGCATACCCCCTATTTTTTTTTCTAAACAAAACCACTATGGCAACAGAATTTCCCAACCAAACATTCCGACTGAGTCTTGACCACTACGGAAAGCGGATTACCATCGAACTCGACCACTGCGATGTTACTGCCGATGAACTCGTAGAAACCTTCTATCAGTTAGCGATGGCTGCTGAATTTCCTTCTAAGTCCGTATGCGAGGCTATGCACTTTGTATCCGATGAACGGAGCGCATCGGAATAATCCTTACATTTGACTATTAAACAACAACCTTATGAAAAACTTAACTCTTGAACAGTGGCTTGGTATAGTTAGACACCTTTTCTCGGCTTTCGGTGCTGTCTTAACGACTAAGGGGTGGACTACCGATGACCAGGTGCAGGAACTAACGGGAGCAGTCCTCGTTGCTATATCCATCTTTTGGTCTATCTACTCGAAGGATAAGGCTTAATGATTAAACTACATCACGGCGATTGCCTTGACGTGCTGCGAACGCTACCCGACTGCAGTGTCGATGCTGTCGTTACTGACCCGCCTTACGGCCTGTCGTTCATGGGGAAGAAGTGGGACTATGACGTGCCGAGCCAAGAGATTTGGGCTGAGTGCCTTCGGGTATTAAAGCATGGCGGCCACCTTCTTGCGTTTGCGGGAACAAGAACGCAGCACCGAATGGCTGTAAGGATTGAGGATGCTGGATTTGAGATTCGGGATATGATTGCTTGGGTGTATGGTTCGGGATTTCCGAAGTCGCACGATGTAAGCAAGGCGATTGACAAGGCGGCTGAAGCGGAGCGGGAGGTTGTGCAAACAATCCCCGACAGATGGGCGGGCAAGGGGCAAGTGTTTCAACGCGCCAATCAGCAAGAAGCAGAATTAGTGAACATCACTGCTCCCGCCACCGAAGCCGCAAAGCAGTGGCAAGGCTGGGGGACTGCACTCAAACCCGCACTTGAGCCGATTACGGTGGCTCGCAAGCCCTTGATTGGCACGGTAGCGGAGAACGTTCTGCAACACGGCACAGGGGCGATAAATGTGGATGGGGGAAGGGTGGCGTTTGTGTCTGATGCAGACAGGAGAGAATCAACCGCGAAGAATCAACACGCTGACTTTGGGACACAACCAATGACCAACAATAATGTATATGGTGATTATTCAATGATTCAGCCCGCCAATTACAACCCTCCTGGCCGCTGGCCCGCCAACTTCATTCACGATGGAAGCGAGGAGGTGGTGGGGTTGTTTCCTGACACAAAGAGTGGGTTTATGCGCGGCGGTGAGAAGGCGAGCAAAGGATTGGGTATGTTTGGAGGCGGTCAATCAAACGCAGATACTTACGGCGATTCAGGCTCAGCCGCGCGCTTCTTCTACTGCGCCAAGGCAAGCAAACGCGACAGGGATGAGGGCAACAACCATCCAACGGTCAAGCCCACCGACCTGATGCGATACCTCTGCCGACTTGTAACCCCGCCAAACGGGACAGTCCTCGACCCGTTCATGGGTTCGGGAAGCACAGGTAAAGCGGCTGCACTGGAGGGATTTAGCTTCATCGGCATTGAACGCGAGGCCGAGTATGTAACAATAGCACAGGCACGCATCAACCACGTCACCAATGACTGACGCAATCACCGAAGCCGTTGTTGCCCAACTTAGGACAAGAGCGAAAAAGGGCAAGTTGAAGTACGGCACGACCATGGAGCGCGATGACCTGACGCTGATGCAGTGGCTGCAACACTTGCAGGAGGAGTTGATGGATGCGGCTGTCTACGTGGAGAAGTTGAAGGGGGAGATTGAGAAGAGATGATGTATATTTGATTAACCTAAACCAAAATAAAATGGCTTATATTTATCATAAAATTAATCCTCTTTCTTTATCCGAAGTAAAAGAACTAATTGGTGAGGTGGATGTGGAAAAGAATATGCAGTATGAAAGAAAAGTGCAAAATCCTTATTCATCAGATAGTTTATTGCATACAGGTTTTAATAAAGGCTTTGAACTTGGTTACAACCAAGCCCTTGAAGATAACAAGGAAAAGAAGTACACAGAGAAGGATATTGATAAAGCATATTGGGCAGGTATGCAATTTGTGGGAGAAGATAAAGGAAGTCTTGGTGAGTTTATCCAATCCCTCCAAACCCAAATAGAAAACGCAGAAGTGCGGGAGATTACAGGTTAAAGTCCTGACTAAAATGTCCAGTTTATTGACAAAAAAACTGGACAAAACAACCGAGTAGCTTAAGCGGGTTTTACCCTCTTACCCATACCAACCTTAGCCTTCTCCCTTTTTTTGGCCGCCAGCTTCTTCTTTCCTATCTCTCCTGCTGTTTTTGGAGTGTCTTTGGACACCTTCTTCGTTGGTCGGCAGTATTCATTCTTTCCCCCTGCTCCGCAGGGCTTTCCTGTGCGGGTGTCCACCCATTTTTCTGCCTCCCACCGCTTCAACGATGTACCTGCCTCGCCCTTTCTTACTGAACCGCTTTCTTTTCGGCATTTGGCAATAGCCTGAGATGCCCTTGCTGATGGGAAAACTTTGTACGAGGCCTTAACCTTGCGATAGCACGCATCTTTAACCGACACTGGCGTATTCTTTTTTAGCATCAAACGATGGGCAGGCTTTATTCACCCCCGAAAAATCCCTATGCCCTTGGATTATTGCTGTGGGGTACTTTTTCTTCCAACTATGTAGCACTTGAAGGAGGGCTTCCTTCTGACCGCCCGTTCTATTATCGAGTGGATTAAGCCTCGAATCGACACCTCCGATATAACTAACATGAAGTGAAACAGAATTATGCCCAGCGACCCCGTTACATACCGTTTCATCCGAAGCCAATGTGATAACCTCCCCATTTGGTTTTACAATTTTATGATAGCCAGGCGATTTCCATTTTAATTGCTCTTTCCAATACTTAACAATAGCTTCAACGGAAGCCGCCTGAGGCGTTGCCGTGCAGTGAACGACTATGTATTTGATATTTCTCATTTTGCTTATTATGGGACAAAATTAAATATTATTCACCTTCTATTGAGTGCTCGTAGTCGTAAACCGAGCATCTATAATACGATTATCAACGCCATCCATCCTCATCTTACAGTATTTCAGCTTCATCCAGTATCCACCGAGCGGCTTCGGCGGCCTGCCTCTCTCAACGTGAAAGCCACCCACTCCTCCCTGATACTCTTCCTTGTATGTCGCTGTACGAATTTGGTGTAGAGGCCGTTGTTTAATCAGATAGTCTTTCCTGTTTAGGTATGTAACCATGTTGATATGATGATACAACTCGTGAACGTGCCCCTGCCAAGTACAGTCATAACCTTCTACCATCGCCATAATCCTTTGGTCTTGAATAACCCCTTTTGTTACTGAACCGCCTCCGCCCGAGCCGTGATAGTAGTACATAGCGAAACGGTTGTAATGCTTCGCAACTGTGCCGTTACGGAATCCAAACAAGATTGCCCCGCCGTATCCTCCAATCTGAACATTGGTCTTGCACTCGTGATTGAGTAGGGTTATAAACATCTGTAAGGCATCGAACTCTACGTTTTTGATAACCCCCGTTTCGTGGTTTCCATATCCGATGAGGATAATATTCTTAGCATATGGCTTAAACCATTCAACAGCACTATTGACAACCGCTTGGAGGTAGTTGCCCACATTATGCTCGGGTCTTATGTCGTTCTTGTTCCTGCGAGGGTCTCCACGCCCCTGCATCAAACAAAAGAAGTCCCCATTTACAATAATCCCTGCCCCACGTTCTAC